CACAAACGGGCCCAACGGGGTTCCAAAACTGGAATCCGCCCCAATGGAATCTTATGCTTTAATACAAAACAAGGATGGTTTGATTAAATACTTCACTGACTATTGTCATGTGACATCTAACCAACCATTCTTAAGTTATCTAGAATCAGTAGCTGAGATTTTCAAAAAAGAAAATCCGGACGCCAACTTAAATAAAATAAAACTAAGAAAGCTGACGGCAGTTACAGATTCTGGCAATAAGAGTAGAGTAATCGCAATTTGTGATTACTGAACTCAATGCCTTCTACAACCTTTAGAAAAAAAGGTCAATAGAGTTACGATGAGATTGTTCCCAGAACAATGCTCGTGTTATTCTCACACCAAAGGTTGGGCCCAAATTATGGCACTACCCCAAGAAATCCTGGAGCAGTTACGTTCTTTAGACGCTTCAGAGTGAACAGATAACCTACCTTCATCGCTACAATTTGTAGTGGTAAAGGCGTTGTTCGGACAAAAATTAGCGCTAGCCTGAAGAGGCTTAGCAGTATCTTGCCCTTGAAATATAGGTAACTCGAACAATACCGTTAAATACGGTAAGGGTCAAGGTATGGGCACCAAAGGTAGCTTCGCAATTGCTATGCTAACCAATATGTTATTTATTAAATTTTGTTATAATAAATATTATCCAGGTCTATTCGATCCTTTCTTCCTAGAAGTAGGTGACGATATGACACTTCAAGATATTGACAATAAATTTGTGAATCTCTTTGAAGGGATTGGTGTTCCTATAAATATAAACAAAACGAAGTCCATGACTAAGCTTGGTTCTTTCGTTGAGTATGTTTCAAGAAATTCTTGAAAACATAACGATATAAGCATAATTTCGCCTTCTTTAACTGTTAAGTTCAGGAAGAACGATTTTTACGTTCTAACATACAAAAAACATTTGTTAGAACGTAATGTAATGTTTAGTACAGAAGAATTATTAGCAATGAAGTTAAAAACTTTTGAAGCTAATAGTCCTAAGGAAAAGATAGATTCTATGGTTAAAAACCATGGAAAAAT